AGTATCTATTGGGTATATGCATATATGTTATTGTTACTGTGTGTATTCTATATATGTCATTGACTGATACTTCTCCTACCCCCGAAAATTTAGAATGGATTATAGAAGCATGAGTTTAGTAGCAAAGATCAAAGAAGCTATGGCTGTTGAGTTAGAGGATAACCCAGACATGACTGATAAAGAATATGAAGAACTATTTGTCAAGTACTACATGTACTATATGGACAGCCATATCAAACCCAAAAAAGTAGAAAGTAAAGGTAAGTCTTATGTGCGTTAATTGTGATACAAATATCCTAAATGAAGCATTAGTTGCATTGGATACAATCTTCCAACAACATGGTGAATATAATACCCTATTCATTCTTAATGACTATTATGAGGCTAAGTACAGAGATGCCTTTTATCACCACCCCTCCCGTATTGAATTATCACCTATTAGTTTAGATGCTATTAAGGCATTATTTGAAGATGAAGATTTAAGCCAGTGGGAAAGTAATACAAGTCATTCACCGTGGTGTGCAACAATGATGGGACAGCCATCAAATGCACCTGATTGTGATTGTGGTTCTCCATTTCGCCGAAACGCCGAAGGACAGTAATGAATGTAAACAATATGATAGATGTTATCAAAGATGTTATATCTAAGCAAGAAGAGATTTCTAATCAGCCATTCACCCTCCAGCAGAAAAGGGAGCTTCTTGTAGGTGCTATTAATAAGTGGAATAGTGTAGAGGGTAATGAGTTTATGATCGTTCCACCCCTATTTTTGAAGGAAGATGCATAGTGGAAGCCCTGTTTATTTTTTGTGTAACTATGTTTATGCTATTCCTATTTCTCCTGCCAATTGCTTTGGTTATGGTGCTGTTAGTATCATTGTGGATGTTAGTTAAATCTAATAGAAAAGACGTACCAAGTGACCTGTAGTGATTGTAATGTTAAAAAGCTAACTATATGGTTTGAATCAAAGGATAATGGCAGGGCTTTGTGTGACAAATGCTTCTTAAAAGACTCACCTGTAAAGCGTGGTAAATAATGGCAGCATCAAGTGCATCAGATATTCCAGATTCAAAGTCTGATTACTGTTCTTGTAATAGATGTACAGTGGCTCGTAAACAAGGTAAGCAAGAAATTATTATGCGTGTGCGTGAATTGCACTATGCTGTAAATGATGGTGGCTGTGGAGATCCAGAATGTTGTTCTACATCAGACTCAGTAGATTTTTGTATTGTATGTGGTGGATATGAATACCCTTGCGAAACCATTAAGGTATTAGAAGGTAAATAATGAAGTTTTCACACTCAATAGCAGAGATACTTATCTTGACATTTGTAGCACTTAACTGCTATGTTAATATTATTAGATTTATTTGGGATAGAAAGAAAAGGAAACAGTAATGGGAACAGCAAAAGCATATAGATTTGCTAAGCATATAGCAAGAAGTCAAGATTCATGTATTGTCGTAGTTAATAATGATTCTGACAAGAAAATGTTTAAAACAATGTTTAAGACTTTAAAGTATGATAAGGCAAAGATAGTTACCAGAGATATGGTATTTGATGTTAAAGACTATGAGGAGAATAAGTAATGGAAAAGGTTGACCGTCCTTGGGGACACTACACCGTCCTTGGCACTAAAAATGATTTACAAACTAAACAGATTGTAGTTAATCCTAACTCAAGGTTATCTCTACAGAAGCATGAGCATAGACGAGAGATTTGGTTTGTCATTGAGGGCAACCCGTCAATTGAGGTTGGCGAGGATAGCTTTGTTGGCAGTCCAGGAACCGTTGTAGTTGTAGAAAAGAATGAGGTTCATAGGATCTCTGCTACAGATAATCAGGTTGTTATTGTTGAGGTACAAATTGGTGACTATCTTGGTGAAGACGATATTATTCGCCTAGAAGATGATTATGGTAGGATTGGGTAATGACCTGTATTGTGGCTATTTCAGATGGAGATAGCGTTGTAATGTGTGCTGATAGAGGTATATCAGATGATGACATAATTACATCTATGAGTGTTCCTAAGATTAGTCAAAATGGTCAGTATCTAATTGGATACTCTGACTCACCTGGCACTGGTCAATTGGTTCAATACATGACACTACCTACCCCACCAAATAAAAACCTTGATAAGTTTATGCGTACAACATTTGCTACCTCTTTGCGTAAGCAACTTACTGAATCTGGAGTAGATCTAAAAGATAGTGCCCATTCATCACTTCTAGTTGGTGTTAATGGTTTTTTATTTGCTATTGATACCTCTGACTGGCAGGTAATTAGATGTGAGTATATGTCTATAGGCTCTGGATCCTCCATAGCACTAGGTTCTCTTTATACCACCTCCACATGGAAGTCTGCTGAGAAAAGGGCTATAACAGCCGTCAGTGCTGCTATAGAGCTATCTCCGTCTTGTAAGGGTCCTATAGATACCCTAGTAATATAAGAAAGACCAGAGTGGTCGTGAGATTCACCCTGGTCTAACTTAGTTTTATTATATACTATTGTGTTTTCTTGTCTACTGAACTAAATGCTGCATTGATTTCTCTAGCACTTAGCTTGCCATCATCTAGGAATGCTCTTGCAAGCTTTTCAACCACTGTGGCAACACCAAGTGTACCTGCCATAATGACAGCAGTTATTGTATCAATTCCAACTAAGGAACCTGCACCAATAATTGATAAGCCAGATGCTGCAAAGACTGCAACGATTCTGAAAAATATATTCCAGATGTTTGTTACTGCTGTAGATCCAATTACATCTTCTTCTACTTTATTCTTTACCATCTTCTTCTCCTTCCCTGAATTTCATTGAAAACAACCATACTGCTGTGCAAATTAAAACTGCCCACCCTACTACTGTTTTAGCAGACCCGTCAAGGACTGCCCATGCTATGAACATACCAAGAAGGGTGAATGTTTGGTTTAGTGTTTCACGAAACTTATCTTTTAACCATTTTTTCATTATCTTATCCTCCCTGTTATTAAACTAGTTGTTGATATTATTTGTCCAACAATAATGGACGCAACAACGATTATTTGTGATTCTTTGCGTTGTTCTGGTGTCATATCTGCACCAACATTAGCAAAAGCTTTTAATGCCTTACCTGGATCTGTTAAGGCTGTTAATAGTAATTCGCTTGGATTTTCAAATACCTCAAGTGCATCTGCAACTTCTGCAGTAAGAATTACTCCATTTTCTAACATAACTGGCTGATCTGGTGGCAAATTTTCATAGTCAAGACCAGACTCTTCAAATGACTCAAAAGATATAGCATCATTAGGACCGTACTCTGTAAGCAATTCATTAAGGGCAATTGATTCTTCTGCCGTCAAGCCATCTATGATATTATTATTAGATGGATTATCAGTGGATGAAGGACTTGGACTTGGAGATGGACTCTCAGTTAGAACTGGAGCTTCTGGTGATGGAGATGAAGTCGGTTGCTCAGGAGTTGGGCTTGGAGTTACAACAGGTACTACAGGGGGCAACGGAGGTTCTGAAGGACTTAAAGAAGGAGTTGGGGTAGGTGAAGGTTCTGAAGGTGGCTCAAAAGTTTCTGTTGGCTGTGGGCTTGGCTCTGATGGCTGGGGTGACGGTTCTAATGTTGGCTCTGGTGATTCTGATTGCGTTGGCTCAGGGCTGGGAGTAGGGCTTGGCTCTACTGGGCAAAACTCGTTCCAGGGAATAACCGAATTATCCCAACAAATAATATTTGGTGGTGTTGGAGGGCATTGCTCGTTCCAATTAACTTCTGATCCATCCCAACATTCAATCGGTGGAGGCATTTGTGGACAAGTTTCATTCCAAGAAATAGATTCTCCATTCCAACAAACAATATCTGGAGGAGTTGGTGGACATGTTCCGTTATGTGGAACGGTTGAGCCGTCCCAACAATTTATTGGGGGTGGTTGAGGTGGACAAGTTTGACTCCAAGTTACCCAAGATCCATCCCAGCACTGTGTGTCTGGTGGAATAGGAGGACAGGTTCCATTCCAAGGAATAGTTGATCCATCCCAACATTGTCCTGGTGGTGGTTCTGGTGGGCAAGTTGAAGTAAGAGGAATAATAGATCCGTCCCAACAAGTTTGCATCTCTACTGGCACCCCACCATTAATTGAAAAAGCTTCTGATATAGTAACTACTTCTTCTCCAGGAGCAAACCTAATACCTCTTCTAAGATCTGATGGAAGCCAACCTGTAGTCTCAATGACCCCAGACCAAGATGGAAGCTTTGAAGTATCAACTGTTAGTTTTATTATTGTAAGATCACCAGTGCTTTGTGGGAATGGTCTTACTCTCCATTCAACACAGAATCCTGTATCTGTAGCACCATAACTTAAACTAGCACCTTCACCAAATGTTACCCAGTCGTATCCAGCTAGGGATATAGATGGGGTCTGTGGATATGAGCTAAAATTAGCATCAGGAGTACCGAAAGTAAGGGTTCCATTAGTAGTTACATATGTTGTATTATATGTTGTATCCCCAAGTGTTAGTGGATTTGTTAGGTTCATTTGATGAGCAACATCATCTTCACCAGACCAAGAGTATGTGTTACATGGCTGCTCTTGTATAACCGCATTTGCAGGTAAAACTAATAGAGTCGTAAGTGATGCTAAAATTGGCATCAATAGTATATATGAAAAAATCTTTTTCAATTTTTATTCTCCCCGTTAGTCTATAAAGAATAACAAATCTATTATATCATTAGGAGAATAACAAGATTACTTAATTGCGTGTGGTTTACTTTCACTTACCGAGAGGCTAGAAACTTCAATATACATTGCATTGTCATACAAATCGCTTAAGTTTTTAACTCCACTATACGAACAGCCACTACCTAAGCCACCACGAATATTATTTAGGATATGTGATACCGATCCTTTATAAGGCACTCTTGTTGCCACACCTTCTGCTACTGCAATATCTTTACCTTCATTAGCTTCCTTAGAAGCCATACCTCTAAAAGTTTTGTATTTACCAGTTTCGTCAAAGTATAATGCACCAGGTGATTCATCTGTTCCAGAAAGCATAGAGCCAAGCATTACTGCGTCTGCTCCTGCTGCAAAAGCCTTAATCATATCTCCAGTATTACGAATACCACCATCAGCAATAATTCCTGTATCAAGTGCTTGTTTTTCTTTAAGCCTTCTAATATCAATAATAGATGATAGGGTTGGTATACCATGACCACTAATAATTCTAGTAGTACACACAGAACCACCGCCAATTCCAACACGAACAGAGTCTGCACCTACATCAGATAGCATTCTATAACCAAGTGGGGTTGATACATTACCAGCCATTAGATGGAATTCATTACCAAACTTATCTCTAATAGATTCAACAGCATCAATAGCATACTTGCTATGACCATTTGCAGTATCTACTAAAATTGTAGACGCTCCTGATTCTAATAGCTTTTCAGTATCTTTTAGATAGTCTCCCTTTGCTCCTACGGCAGCACCAATAGGCAGACCTTCTACATATGCTTGAGTAATCATGTCTGCTTGTTGTTCTATATGAAGAAATCTATGAATAATTCCTAAGCCACCTGCCCTTGCAAGAGTGATTGCCATTTCATACTCACATACAGTATCCATGGGAGCAGCAATTACTGGAAGAGATAACTGGCTATCGTTTCCAATATACATTTCAAGATCTACATCTTTACGACTCATAACATCTGATTGCTGTGGAACCATTAAGATATCATCAAAACATAGTTGTCTATCTTCGCTATACTTATACATTAATTACTCCATTAAGTGCCATAGAAATTCCATCTTCTAAACTAATCTTAGGTTTATAAAAACTAAACATTTTTGTAGGGTTTGCTACACGATATGTAACACCCACAGGTGCTGTTTCAATGTAGTTATAGTTTGGATAGTACCCTTCAATTTCACATACCTGAGCAGCAAGCTTTCTAAAAGAAGTTGCTTCACCTGATCCAAGATTTACTGGTCCAGGTATATCTAATTCAATAGCCTTATCTACTGCACCTACAACATCTTGCATGTGAATAAAGTCTCTAACTTGATGTCCGTCACCCCAAATATCAAATGGGTCATCTCGTCTTGATGCCCTTGCAATATAAGATGGGAATGGATAGTCAAGGTCTTGGTCTGTTCCATATCCTGAGAATGGACGGAATATATGTGTACGAATACCTGCCTCTTGTGCAAACCTTGCTAAGTATTCTCCAGTTAATTTTGCCCAACCATACGTTAAGTCTGGGTTAGATACTGCATAAAGGTCTAGCATCTGCTCTGATAGTTTAAATGGATTTGATCCTGTCTGGAACTTTGTTGGGTATGCAGCAGAAGAACTAAAGTAAACAACCCTACCTGGTCTTGTACGCATAGCCCAATTAAACATCTCTGCATCAATAGATAGGTCAGTAGCAACAGAAAGCGGATTACCTTCAATTGTCATTCTTCCACCAACAATTGCAGCAAGATGAATTACCATATCAAAGTATGAGTTATCTGTTTTAAAGAAGTCACGACAATCGTTACCCTCTTTAAGATCAATTCCAACAATATCGTGTTCTGAATACTTACGCATAAAGTATCCACCAACAAAGCCTCTATGTCCTGTAATTAAAATTCTCATTATTCACATACCCAAATCTGATAGTCGTAGTAGTATTGTTTAGCAAGTTCAAGTTTATCATATCTTATAGGATTAAATCCAGCCTTAATTAAAAGTTTTCTTATTCCTTCATTATCCCAAGCCCAGTAGTGCTCTGGATTAGTGTCATTAAACTTTCCTTCAGGGGTTGTTAGCAAAAGCTTATTAGTTTTATTTCTTATTTTTTGAAGAACATAAAGTGGGTCATCAACATGCTCAAGTGTTTCTGAACATATGAAAAGATCAACATTTGGTATCTGATCAATGGTATCTTCAATAAGACCTTCAAACTCATACTTAGGTGCAAAATCACCAATAAACTTGTTAGATACATTTAAGGCGTTTATAATTGTAGCATCACCTGCAGATAGGTCTGCCACGCTTTCTACGCCCTTGATCTGTTTAGCGACCTCTATGGTGTATTCTACACGAATCCTATGATCTTCCCAATGGTGATGTTCGTGTGGCTTTGCATATACCTGTTTTAGTTCTTGTTCAGAATACTTTTTTCTTAGTCTTTTACGCATTTTAGAATCTTATCTATATCAATATCCATTTGTGTTGATAGGTAGTTGTCGTAGGAAATCTTGTCTGCATTGTATACAGCAGCATCATTTGTTTCTTGATAAGTTTCATCCATCTTTTCTCCAGTCACACTGAAGTGTTGATGCTCAATAACTACATCCTCTAGATAATGAATAGCATTTAATTTAGTGCCAAGATCAAGCCAAAAGTTATCTAAATACATGTGTTTTTGTGCAGGTGGAGCCATATATCCAATAGCTTTAATAATCTTAGAAGACATCATTACTGCTGTGGGCAAGGAACTACCTTGAATTAAATCATTGCCATATGCAATGCCAAGACTACCAATCTTTTCTGCCATAACAATATCCCACCCAAAGGTTTTAATCCTATGATCGTCTCCCATAAAAGCAATGTACTTATATTCATCAGCATATTTATTTGCAACATAATTTAGTGTGCCATTCATACCCATTCTAGGATTTACTTCGTATAATACACCGTCAATGCGTGGGTAGTTGTCTGCATCATCTTCGTCAATTGCAAACATTAAATTGCTAATCATTGACCTTTCTAAAAACTCTTTATGAAACTCTACAGAAGCTTCTGGTCTACCTCTTGTTGGAACAATAATTAATACATCTTTACCAAGCACTTGGTATCTCCTTGTATCCTAAATATTCGTTGTGGTGAGAAAAACTTTGTGCAACGCTTGTATGATAATCTTCTTCTCTCATATGAACACCTTTTTTTCCTATATGTTTTGATCTTGATTTTTCAGGGAAAATACATTTTAAATTATTTTCTGGAATAACTCTTAATGCAATATTCCAGTCCCATCCAGAATTTTCTAAACCTCCAGATGAGTAGTCTTTGTCCCATGTATCTTTAAGATAGGTGTTCCATCTATCTTTCCAGGTTCCCCAAATTAGTGGGGAAAAATAAGAACGCTTAAAATATGTTTGATGATCAGCATTATCTATTTCTATAGACCACAGATTGCTTGCACAAATAGCTAAGACTTCTTCGTCACGCAAATGTCTTTCAGATAATTCATCAAAAAAATGCAATATATCATCTGCAACTTCAATGTCATCTTCTGCTAAAACAACAAAATCGTATCCTTCTTCAAACATAGAGTTAAGACCTTCCCAAGGATTAAGGAGTACTCCTTTTCTTTCTGGGTTATTGATAACATCTCCATATAATTTTTGTTCACTAAGAAAACTTATCATTTTTTTTTCCATCTTTTTTTGCATAGATGATGGCTCTAACTTAAAAAAGAAATCGTATCCATTTTTATTTGCTACGTCTCTCCATGATCTTAAAGTTTCTTGAAGGTAGTCACTTCTATTGTAAGAGGTAAATACAACAGCTTTACGCATCATCTTCCTCATGATCATTGTATACCTCATATTCAATACCAAGTTCGTCATACGGAATAAAATCTTCATTCATAACAATTTCATCAAATTCTGTACCTGCAAACTTATATTTAACACGGGAAGAATGTGCACCAAAAGAAACTAACTCAGCAGTTACCTGCTCTTCGATCATCCAAACTAATCTATGAAACATATTTACCTCTAGGAGGATCTCCTTTTGCTCCGTCAAAATTTGCCTTTACTCCAAACGACTCAATGGTTGTTCTTAGTAACTGCAGATACTCCATTATACTAACTTTTTGCATCTCATTCATAGACATAATTTGATTTTCATAAATACGAATACCAATATATTTTTGATGTTCAACAAAGTCAATAATAAGACCCTTATATGGTGGTTTTAGCCCATGAACAGCCATTGACATTTCTTTAGTAAACTTAGGCATTATACCGCTCCAAGTATCTCTGTCCAAATATCTTCTGTCTTATGAAAATTTTTGGATGGACTAATCTCTCCATCAACTAGGTAAACTCCACCCCAAACTCCCCACTCTTCATTAGTGGTACCATGGTTGAAGCAGTCAGATATTACTGGACAGGTTAAGCAAATGTTGTCAACTACTTTAGCTAAGTCAGGATCTTCTTCATATTTATCAAAGAATAATTCACGATCCATTGACCTACATTTAGCCTTAACAATCCATTCATGATCTAACATACTTTGTGGGAACCTCCCAGCCATTATCATTTAGAGTAAATGACTTTACATAATGCCACTTACCATAAATTAGTCTTCCATCTTTATTGAACTCTGCTCCAGAACTTTCTTTTGATTCTAGGATATTCCACCCATCCCAGGAAAGGGACTTATTTGAATCAACAATTTGATGAGCATAGTCATAACTTGTAACTAACATTTTTTTCCTAATTGTTTGGGATACTATTAGACAATAGTATCATTGTTTTATAGATGTGTCAATACTAAGCGATTGCAATATAGTTTAGCACTACAGATCCACTGTCAGAGCCACTAGAACTCTTAACATGGAATTTTCTAGTTGTATTGTCTGTTGGAGTTTCAGCAGCAATAGAATAGGTATTTGAAGAAGAAGTATATGCACCTGCTGCTGGCTTATAAGTTGCAATAACATTTTGAGTTGAAAGGAATCCACTGACAGTTTCACTTCCATATCCTGAAGATAAAGTTACTGTTACAGTTCCTGTTTTAAGATTTGTAGAATTAACATAAGTATTAGTGTCTAATTCCCAAGTGTTTGCTGCTGTCTTCTTAAGAAGACCTGCGGTTCCAGAAAGTGCACCAATTGCTGTTAGATCTGCATCTAGTGGCTGATAAGAAGCAAGTTGGCTTGTAAGAGCAACGGTTCCCGTAGTTGCTGGTAGAGTAATTGTTACATTTGCAACAGTTGGATCAGTTACTGTAAGAGTAGTTTCATAATCATTTGCACTTGCACCTTCAAAAGTAATTGATGCATCTGAAAGATATAGTCCAGATACAGTTGGTGTTGTAATTGTTGGAGAAGTAATAGTTTTATTAGTCAATGTTTGAACAACATCTGTTCCAACTACTGTTGTTGTAGCATTTGGAAGAGTAATTATTCTATCTGCTGTAGGCTCTGCAACTGTTAAAGTTGTTTCAAAGTTATCTGCGACAGCACCCTCAAAAATAATGTTTCCATTGAATGTTGCATCTGCAGTAAATGTTGCAGATTCAGCAACAACTAATGTTCCGCTAAGGTTTGGAAGGCTAATAGTTCTATCTGCACCAGGATCTACGACTGTTAGGGTTGTTTCATAGTTATTTGGCGAAGCACCCTCAAATACGATATAAGCATCTTCGTCAAGAGTTATAACTCCCTGAAATACTGGATTTGTTTTAGGTGCTAAAATACTAGATGCACTGGTAACAATACCATCATCTACATTAACAATAACATTTGCACTAGACATTATGTAACATCACTTTCCACATCAATAGTTCCTTTAATAAAAGTTTTCTTTGTTCCTGTTGAGTCGTTACCTGCAGCCATCTGCAAGTCATACTTATATTGCGTACCTGGAACTAGGGCAGCACTTGTTGTAGGGCTCATATACATTGTAATAACATTGGTTGTACCAACTTGTGTGCAGGTAAATGTTCCTGCAGAAGTGCTATCACTAACCTTTTTAATCGAAGATGTAAAAGTTAATGTTCCAGCAGGTAATCCATAGGCAGTGCCGTCATCATTTTGTAGGGTAACATTCATGCTAAGGGAATCTCCCTTAGTCATAGTAATATTCACCTCTGCTGGTGTAAAAACTAGATTAGCCATAAGTATATTATATCCTAATATTTGTAGTAAGACGAATTAATATTAAGAATATTAGCCTTATCCATCAAAACATCAAAGAATTTTGGATCCTTCTTATTATTAAACGATACAACATGGTCAAATCCATATGACTCAAAGTTGTCAATAGCTTCTGAGCGAGGAATCCTACGGAATCTTGTTCTAATCTTTTTCTGTCTAAAGAATCCCTCAGTCTTATTAATAAACTCAGCAGTGTAGCTATTGATTCTTCTTGGTCCAGCAGTAAATACTTCAATCTTACCGTCTGAACCTTTAATGTTTTCGTCAATAGCAACCACAAGACCACGCATAAATGTTGAATAGTCTTCAAATGTATCTGTACCATATACTAAAATTTTCATACTAAATTATACCAATTCTAAATAGTAGTGTCAAGGCTATTATTCTCCCATGTATTTATTAATTGCGGTATTATGAATCATTTTCCATTCATGGTCTCCAAGACCGTGTGTTCTTTCATATCTTCTCAGGGCAATGATACTATCAATAACACCTAAACGATACTCGTCTGACATTTCTCTACCCTGAAAAGTAGCATTTGTTGCAAGATCAAGTAAGTCATATAGTGGGCGATATATATTATGAAAATTAAATATAGACTTAATAAACTCACTTGATAATGGCGTTGCTAAAGAACTTTCTTTAAGTTGATTATTAATTATTTCTGCAAGGTCTACAGATTCACCACCTCCAAGATTATTAAATCTAAGAATAGTTGATGCAATTAAAGCAATTTTAATTTCATCTTCTGTAAGTTCTGCAACTGGGAGTGCCTTAATTTCATGTAAAAGCTCTGGATAATCCTTTTGTCTTTCAAAAATCATATCCATTAAATGGTTAGTCATTTCTTGTTTATTCATTATTTCCAAACCTTTGGTGATCTAAAATATGTTTTATAGTTATTGCTAATTTTTCTTTTGGCTATTTGCCATTTCTTTTCAAACTCTCCGCTTGTATCTAGAGACACTTCTGAACCCCATTCTTCTCTTTTAAATGGAATAATCTGCATAATTGGAGTACCCTCTGAAAGAACTCCAGTAAAGTCTTTTCTAAGAAAAAATGGAAAGTTAACTGGGGTAGGATGCTTGTCTGTATCAACAATTGATGGAAGGGTATAAAATGGTAAGTCATCACGATATAGTGGCGAGATAAATAAACAAGAGTATCCTGGTGGAGTCTGAACAATCCAGGGTTGCATAAATTTAAGACCAACAGGATCGAACTCTGTAGGAATAGAATACATATTGTATTGCTGTACTGGGTGATGCGTAATTAATCCTGAAAGTTCTGTTGACCAGGAAGAGTTTATGTTTCCATTATCATCTTTATAGAAGTTAACATCTCCTGAAAGAGTAAATATATATCCAGCAGAGATAGCATCGAACACTGGCATACAAGCCTTTACTGTATGATTATATGTACCAGTGTCTGCTTGAACTCTTTTTATTCCATCTGAATATTTATCTTGTTTTTTATACCATTCTGGAAGGAACGAAGAGCTTGGCTTAGGTGGAGAATATACTCCAAAAATATTGGGGTTTGTTGTAATAAATTTAATAGTTTTACTTTTCATTTCTTTCTTTCTTTTATAGTTTTATATAGTATACCACACGGATATAACTTGGTCCATCATAATCTGATATTGATTGGCTAGTAACTGCTGCTGCTGCATGACTATGAGCTGGTTTTGAAGCAGCAGTTGATGTATCTGCAGCAGTATAGGATGTATGTGTATGATTTGGAACAGCAGTAGTTCCTGGTGAAATAGATCTTGTTGTAGATGAGTTAACATTATGCTGATGAGCTAAGCCCGAACTGATACTATTTCCATCATTTCTTTGAGATTGCCCAGCTGAATCTCCTAAGTTTTGAGACGGGTTGGAAAAAGTGTGATTATTGTCATTGACAGTGGTTGTATGTGTTCTTGTTGCAATGGTATGTGTATGACTATCAACAACATTGTTTAATACCCCAGTTGGACTTAAAATTCCAGTAATATTATGTGTATGTGATGCTGTTGTTAATGTTGATGTTAATGCAGCAGGTGTATTTGAACCTGAAATATATCTTTGATCTCTTGTATCTCCATATAAAGTAGATCCAGATACTGGCATTAAGGCAGGAACATTAAATGTTGTTACTGCTCCTGGTTGATCTGTAACACCTGCAGAATAAGCAGTACCACCAAAGTTATTACTAATTACTTTATGCAAATTTCTATAAGTATAAGTATTTAAAGCTCTTCCATCACATGGACACCTATCAGTTTGAATTGCTTCACCAACTGTATAGGTTTTTGCACTCATAATAATTGCCCCTGTTGGAATATATGATCCTCTGGACTCTGATGCATCAAATCCGTCTTCTACAATAAAATTACTCATATTATACCTTTATCATAAACCTTGTTGTTAAAAATGGAGGAAGATATTTCTCAGCTGGAAATGTAAAAGAAATAGTTGAATCATGATCATGAACATCTGTAGCACTTGTTGAGTTTGCAGTTACACTTGAACCACCAGAATGGGCATGTACATCTGTTGAACCTGCGGTATTAAAACTCACTGGAAAAGTGTCTGAATGATAATGTGTAGATGGAGAAATATCAAAATTAGTTCCAGTATTAATAATTTCAAAGTTTCCAGTATTACTTTGTGCAGCACTATTAGAAAGAATTGCAAAGTTTGTTACGTTATGACTGTGTGCAGGTAAAGTTGCATCATTATGTGCAATTGTAGCTGAATGATTATGACCAGTTCCACTATTCATTGCTACAGATGTTACACTTGCTGTGGTTGAGGCAACACCAGTTAGGCTGTGTGTGTGATCAGATGGTGTACTAGTTGCTGGGTCAGCAGCCTGAAAAGGTTTTGTTGGGAAAAATGGAGTAGTTAGTGTGGAGTCGTTCATTTTAGGAACTCTAAAGTGTGTAGTGCCTACGCCACCAGAGCCATTTGTTTCTCCATATTTAGTTCCAATTGCTGTTGATAGTGCAGAATAAGTAGTCTTACTTAATTCTTGTCCATTGCATTCTACCCAACCAGATGGTAGTGCTGATGCCCTATTAATATGGTAGGCTACAATATCTC